CAGACTCCTTGAGTCGGGAGTTACAAAAAAATAGCTATTTAAAATTAAAACCTTAATAAAAATTAGATATTATTCTTATTTTAAAAATTATTTTTAACTTAAAAAAATCTAAAAAAAACAATAAAATGACACAAAAAATGGGGATGCGAGTGCCAGTGGGGGGGTAGCCGTTGCCGTATACAACTACGACCCAATTTTGGGAAAAAAAGGATGTCAAACAGCCGGGGTATTTGAGGGTACATACGAAATAACTAATTTGGGATTCTATTTACTGTCAATTTACTTACTAGATATAATAGTTATTGACATAGTAAGTGTTATAAACTATACTATATCCAGTATAATAATAAACAGGCAGCAGTATATATATGGACACACCAGAAGAAATCGGTGAGGACGTATCTCTTGAAATACCGGTATATGTTGAGAATGATCTTGATGTCGATAAAGATGGGAATTTTGTTGTACAGACATTCATCTTTCCAGACGGGGAAGAGAACCCTACATCGATAAAGATTAAGTTTTCTACGCTCGTTAACAATGTGATTGAGTATTATCAGGAAGATGCATCCGTAGATGGAACAAATACACTTTATTGTATTGCCCATGAGTTAACTAGGCAAGCTGAGATATTGCGAACTAAAGGGGATTACATGGATAGGGGAGTGTATTCCAAAGATCTCTTCGATGAAGATAATAAGAATAACTAAGATGGGATTCTACTAATGCCAGGAAATATGAAACCATACCATAATGACGGGTTCTTTAAGGCAGCACTTGTTGTAATCTTTCTACTTGTACCACTTCCTTATATTGTAGGATATCTAGCGTGGGGTAATCCTTGGGTAGAAACCTATAAGCAGATGTTTCATCCAGATCGATGCAGATATGAGGACAACAAACATAATATTATAGATGAATGCTAAGATGGTAGCGTGGATGCCTAGCCCAGTTTACAACTACTATGTAGAATACCGTGGAACTATGTTTAACGATAGCGGTGTGAATACAATGCATAGATCTATCTATCTGTATGCAACATCAGAACTTCATGTAAAAGAGATATTAGGTGACTATAAAGTTCTTACAATAGAACTACAGGAATAATAGGTATTACCCCGGAGCCAATGCTCCTTACAGAGTAGCATACTTTTTCACCTCTGTAAACACAAAAATAACATTAATTAATATTTTAATTAAAGATTGACTTATTAGATCAATTAGTGTTACAATGTATAAGAGATCAGCAATTCCACGAAATAAACAAAATATTAATCTCATCTATATTAGAGCAGCGATAGAGGCCCGTACAGGAATTACTTTGTCTTTATCGGCAGTACGAAAATACCTTGTAGAAGAGAATCTCATCACTCCAAGACAAGCCCGGAACAATTCCAGAGAATTTGAAGGCTATAAAGAGTTCTACAACGATGACATTTTTGATCGATACACATACCCCGAATACACCTCATCAGAAGTTCCCGATGATGTCCAAGGACTACTTAACGAAAATTTTAACATAGGAGACAAGGTAGAATGAAGATGAAGCCCAAGAAGAAAATGGTAAAGGCAAAGTATGGGGGATATATGTCGAGCGGTGGCAACACTGCTATGGCTAAAAAGAAGAAAGAGGAAGCTAAGACAAAAGCTATGGGCGGTGGCTATATGCATAAGAAGAAGAAAAAGTAGCGTAAACGATGTTTGTTGCACTCATTGTCTTCTGTTCAACCACTTTACAGACTGACTGTAAGATCACCTACCACAAACAACTGTTTTACACGCAACAAGAGTGTCAGAGAATGACCGAAGCGGTATTACCTACATTTCAGCATCGTGCAAGATTAGAAGGGAAGATATTCCACAAAGCAACGTGTGCCGATGTCACCATAGGAGAACATATTTAAAAAAGGGGGGGTCATCTGGTGACAGATGATTTAAAGGAAAAATCGATCCGATTACGATTATGGCAAGTGCCACAGCTGCCTACAACGGAATTAAAAAAGCTATCTCCCTTGGCAAAGACCTTGAAGGGCAAATTGGCACAGTGTCTAAATGGCTCAAAGCAAGCTCCGATATGGATTTCCTCGCAAAAAAGGCTAAGAATCCCCCGATTTTTAAGAAGTTCCTTGCAAAAGGCTCTGTCGAAGAAGAAGCACTTCAAACCTTTGCCCATAAAAAAAAGATGGAAGCAATGCGATACGATCTCCAAAACTGGCTCCAACTCTCCTACGGGGTCAAGGCCTGGAATGAATTACTGGCTCTAGAAGGAAAAATAAGAAAACAACGGCAAGATGAATTGTATAAAGCAGAGGAGTTTCGGCAGAAAGTTATAGAAGTTATTGCTGCCGTAGTTTTTGTCGGAGTTATCATTTCATTTATCTACGGTGTGTACTGGTTAAAACAACAAAATGGTTAATCGGTATACGCTTCTGGCAGTACTTGTAGCCTACCTTCACACATTATATTTCGCACCGGATTGGTTATTGGTAAAATGACAGAAGAACACCGACTAGATCGAATTGAGGAAAAGCTCGACAAACTATCCGAAGCGGTAGTGTCTCTGGCTCGTATGGAAGAACGTCTGGTAACGATCTTTAATAGAATTGAAAAGGTAGAAGACAGAGTAGATGACATTGAGGATGTTAGCCGTACATCAAAATATACACTTCGGTTTATAGAACGAATTTTCTGGATTGTGGCTTCATCGGGGATAGCAACGATATTCTGGTACATGAAATAGGATGCCCAGTTTTTCATATGTGGTTTCAAATTATATGATGGATAACATAACTTGCCCAAAATGTGATCGAAGTGTTTTTAAAATGGAAGTGAATGACGAAGGATTTTGTAAAAACTGTGGTGATAAAATGTCCGATGATCCTCACGACATGACCAATGATTGGATTGAGTTTATAGCGAAACGAGGTGAAAATTAATATGAGTACAGAAGATAAAAAAGTACTGACCGATAAACAAAAGCTCTTCTTAGATGCTTTAGTTGGAGAAGCACAAGGCAACCATAGGAAGGCTATGGATATGGCAGGGTACAGCCCCAATACAGCTATTATGGATGTCGTAAAGAATATGAAAGATGAGATTATTGAAAGAGCATCGATGGTGTTAGCCATGAATGCCCCTGCCGCTGCATTTGGGATGGTAGGTGTTTTAAATGATCCGACAACGCTAGGAGCTAGAAATGCTGTAGCAGCTGCAAAAGAGATCATGGACAGAACAGGATTAATTAAAAAGGATGTTGTTGAAGTGAAAGCACCAGAGGGAGCTATGTTTGTGCTACCCCCGAAAGGCTCAACTGACCATGACCAAACCTGAGTACCCTACGCCTAACCCAAGTAAGTGGCCACCGTTTCTAAGGAAGAACAACCGCCAGAGAATGCCTTGGGGATACAAACCTAACCCTGACAACGATCTGGAGACTTTGCCAGATCCCTATATGATAGGTTTACTTGAAGAAGTCTTTGTCCATATCGACAACGGAGAAAGTTATCGCAAATCGGCTGAATGGGTTTCAGCGAGAGCCGGCAAATCAATATCGTATCAGACAATATCTAATCTATGGACTAAATCTCGTAAGCGAAAAAGAAATATTCTTAAAAAGGAAAGCAACAAAAAGCTTGCTGAAGTTCGTAGACCAAAAACTAAAACCGAAGCTAAAGAACAAGAAATAAGAAAGAAGATGTCAGCTGCCAAGCGTAGCATGACAGTTTCTAAGAATAAACTGCACAAGTTGCACGAAGAGACTAAAGATGATCCAGAAACCCCAACGATTAATATCTCCGATACTCTTGATCACGAAAGCGTACCTCAAGAAAGAACAATCATCTTTGAACCCAACAAAGGCCCCCAAACGGAGTTTTTGGCGAGTTCGGAAAGGGAGGTACTCTTTGGCGGCGCAGCCGGTGGGGGCAAAAGTTACAGCCTTCTTGCTGATCCTCTCCGTTATTTCCATAATTCTAATTTCAACGGATTAATTTTACGTCGCACAAACGATGAACTTCGTGAACTTATATGGAAATCAAGAGAACTTTATCCTCTAGCATATCCTGGGGCTAAGTGGCAGGAAAAGAAATCACAATGGGTTTTTCCAAGTGGAGCTAAGTTGTGGTTAACATACTTAGAACGAGATGAAGATGTTTTACGTTATCAAGGACAGGCGTTTAGTTATATCGGATTTGATGAGCTAACGCAGCATCCAACACCGTTTTCGTGGAATTATATGAGGTCACGATTAAGAACAACAGATCCCGAATTGCCTGTCTTTATGAGAGCAACAACCAATCCTGGTGGTCCTGGACATCAATGGGTCAAACAAATGTTTATCGATCCTTCTCCTGCAAACAAACCTTTTGTTGCAACGGATATGGAAACAAAACAACCGATGGTGTTTCCCGACACCCATGAAAAAGCAGGGAAGCCTTTATTCTATCGTAGATTTATACCGGCAACCTTAAAAGATAATCCTTACCTATATGATGAAGGAACATATGAAGCTAACCTATTATCTCTTCCAGAAATGCAAAGACGGCAACTTCTTGATGGAGATTGGTCAATCGCTGAAGGAGCTGCCTTTTCGGAGTTTCGTGCGAACATACATACAACAGAACCTTTTGAGATCCCAACAGATTGGAGAAGGTTTCGTTCATGCGACTATGGCTATTCTAGTTTTTCAGCCGTTCATTGGTTTGCCATCGATCCTGCTTTCTCTACTTTGTACGTCTATAGAGAACTATATCTTAGTAAACACACTGGACGAGATTTAGCGAAAGCGGTGTTAGCGGCAGAAGGGTCAGAACCGATTGATTATGGAATACTCGACAGTTCGTGTTGGCATAACAGAGGACAGTTAGGGCCTTCCATAGCGGAAGAAATGATTAGTGAAGGATGCCGATGGAGGCCTTCCGATAGAAGTGCAGGGGCAAGAGTAGCAGGAAAGAACAGATTTCACGAAGTTTTAAAGGTGGATGAAGATACGGAACTACCAGGAATAATATTCTTTAACACTTGCAGACAAATAATAGCTGATTTGCCCGTAATTCCTTCAGATCCCAAAGGTGGAGATGATATCGATCAACGATACAGATCTGATCACACATATGACTCCGTGCGATACGGAATAATGTCCAGACCAAAGGCTTTTTCTCCTTTTGATTTTGGTTCTGGTGTACCGAAACCGGAATACAGACCTTCCGATAACATATTTGGATACTAAAACTCATGGCAATAGTCGATAAACCCGAAGATTTATCCCTTGATCTTGAAAATAAGGGTGCAAGCATTCATCTAGAAGAAGAAGGTGATGTAGAAAAAGAGAATTTTGAATATTCTGGTGTCTACAGGCACATAAAAGAGAAATTTGAAAGGGCAAAAACAAGCCGACAGACTGATGAAGACCGATGGATGAAGTCCTATAGGAACTATCGGGGTCTATATGGGTCAGATGTTCAGTTTACCGATAAAGAAAAGTCTCAGGCTTTTGTTAAAATTACCAAAACAAAGGTTTTAGCAGCCTACGCACAAATAATTGATGTTTTATTTGCAGGATCAAAGTTTCCGATAGGTATTGAACCCAGAAAAGAAGCGACAGGCATTGAAAATGACGTTCATTTCGATCCTAATGAGCTAACCCAAGAAAATATAAAGCAAGCGACAGGTCAAGATGTAGACGTACCTAATACAACAACGGTTAGACCTGATATTTTAGAGCGAATAGGGGGATTAAAGACTAAATTAGAGCCTGTATCCGATGATTTACGGGAAGGTAAAGGTCAAACCCCGTCTTCTATTACTTTTGAACCGGCAAAGGAAGCTGCAAGAGCAATGGAGACTAAAATCCATGACCAGTTAAGTGAAACTAACGCAAGTAAGCACTTACGCTCAGTAGCCTTTGAAATGTGTCTCCTTGGAACAGGAATTATGAAAGGCCCCTTTGCTTTTGAGAAGGAATATCCAAATTGGGATGAAGAAGGGAACTATGCTCCCGAATTTAACACAATAGCAAAGACAGAGCATACAAGTGTCTGGGATTTTTATCCAGATCCTGATGCACGGCACATTAACGATGCAGAGTATGTCGTAGAAAGACACCGGTACAGTCGATCCCAACTTAGAGCGTTAAAAAACAGACCAATGTTTCGTAAAGAAAGCATCGAACTGGCTATCGATGGGGGATCGAACTACAGCGATGAATATTGGGAAAATGTTTTAGATGAAAATAACAACGATCTTGATACTGACAGGTATGAAGTATTGGAGTATTGGGGATACCTTGACCGAGATAGTGCGGAAGAAGCTGAACTTACCATCCCGAAAGAATTTAAGGACATGGACGAAGTGCAAGTCAACGCATGGATCTGTAATGGTCATATTCTACGATTGGCTCTTAACCCGTTTACTCCAAAGCGTATTCCTTATCATTCTGTTCCCTATGAGCTTAATCCTTATAGTTTCTTTGGTATTGGCGTTGCCGAAAACATGGAAGACACGCAACTTTTGATGAATGGTTTTATGAGGTTGGCTGTAGACAATGCTGCTCTTTCATCGAACTTGCTTATTGAGATTGATGAAACCAATCTTGTTCCTGGACAGACTTTAGATGTTTACCCCGGCAAAGTCTTCCGTAGACAAGCAGGGGCCCCTGGGCAAGCGATTTTTGGTACAAAGTTTCCAAATGTTACAGGCGAATGTTTGCAGATGTTTGATAAGTCACGGCAGCTTGCCGATGAAGCAACAGGAATGCCATCTTTTGCTCATGGTATGACAGGAGTTCAAGGGGTAGGCAGAACTGCAAGTGGAATGTCGATGTTAATGGGGGCAGCGGCACAAAGCATTAAAGCTGTTGTTCGCAATATTGATGACTACCTACTATCACCGCTTGGTAAGTCACTATTTGCTTTTAATATGCAGTTTAATTTTGATCCCAATATAAAAGGAGATTTAGATGTTATTGCAAGGGGTACGGAATCTCTTATGCGGAATGAAATCCGTTCCCAGAGACTTATACAATTTATGCAAATGTCAGCTAACCCTACTATGGCTCCGTTTGTTAAGTATGACTATATACTCAGAGAGCTTGCTGCATCTATGGATCTGGATGAGGATAAAATACTTAATGATCCTAGAGAAGCTGCCATTCAAGCGAAAATGATGGCAGAAATTGCCGCTATGATGCCGCAACAACCACCGCAGGGAGAGCAAGCCGTTGAGGGTAATCCCGAAGCAATAGCTGATCCTACGGGAACGGGTGGTGGAACTATAGCTCCTGGCAACGCACCAGAACCAACGGCAGAAGGATTTACAGGAGCCGGTGGTGGAGCTAACAGCGAACCTCAACCGCAACAAACGACAGGGCCAGTACAGTAATGTGGATGACAATTATTATGGTCTGTGCAAACGTGTATTCACATTCTTGCGTAGTTCTTACAAGTAAAGACTATACTGATTATTATACAACGAAGGAAGAATGTTTATCTTCAGCTATCGGAAGAGCGGAAAAAGCTCAAAACGATCCTAGTATTTTTTTAGCATTGCCTATGTGCCAAGAAATAATTTTAGATAATTCAGTGGAAATATAATGTTTAATGAAATTAGATCAGCTTTAATGGTTATTATTGTAAGTGGATTTTTTATGCTTTTGTTTGGGATTGTAATTTCCGAAATGATTTTAAGTGTAATTGAAAAAACTCAACCTAGCGTTCATCTTTGGAGCTTACTTGAAAAAGTATTAATTGCCATTACTGGAATTATTTCTGGTTTTATTGTTGGTGGATCGACAAAAAAAGAGTGTCGGTGTAAATGACCAAAAAAGAATACAGAGATCTTCTTCTTCTCGTAAATGATATTGATAAATTCGATATGCTTCAGAAGTATGTTGATCAGCGTATTGAAGTTCTTCGTTCCTTTTTAGAAAAAGAAAAAGACATAAATAAGCTTATTTCTCTTCAAGGTGCAATCGCAGAATTAAGACGGTTTAAGACTTTACGAGATGAAGTTTTAGAAGGTGCAAAATAAGTGCAAATAAATCAAGATAAAATAACGGAACATCATTACAAAAACATTGCTCAAGGAAAAACAGTAGAGAATGCCGATGGCACACTTTCTACGGTTAAGACGGCTACAGTAGAATACGATGGCGTTACCTATTTAATTCCTACTTTGTGGGATGGCAAAATTTTAGATTTGGAAGATGCTGCAGAAAGAGCCTTTGCAGAAGGGGTTTATGAAACCTTTTTTTCACACAAGGAAGCACAAAAATTTGATGATGAAATCCACAAAAACTTTTTAAGTACGACAACACCAGAGGAAGCAGAAATGGCATTATCAAATTTAGAAGCCCGGAAGGGTATAAAAACTAAAGAGGGAGCTATAATGGCAAATAAGAAATTTCAGTTAGATGAAGAAAAAGCTGATTTAGATAAAGATGGGGAAGTCAGTTCATTTGAAAAAGCCAAAGGAGAAGCAGTACAACGCAATGAGATAGATAAGGATCTTTCTATTGGAATGTATCATGGCGGTTTAATGGCTGATGATATGATGGATTGCAGTCCTGTTGGTATGGATGAAGAAACTGGAATAATGATTCCCCCAGGATCTAATGCTGAAAATGTTAAAGACGATATTCCTGCCGCATTGAGTACAGGCGAATATGTTCTTCCTGCCGATGTTGTTCGATGGCATGGCTTGCGTCACATACAAGATATGATGACCGAAGCAAAGATGGGATTAATGTCTATGCAAATGGACGGACAGATTAAATCTATTGAAGATGAAGAGACTGAGGAAAAAGAAGAAGAAGAAACTGAAGAGAAAGAAGATAGTCGAACTACACCAGATGGTAATGTCATTGAACTGCCAGAGGTAGAAGTTGAAGTTGAAACCATCGATCCCGAAGAAGAAGAGGACGATGAAGAAGAATACGCTAAAAAGAAATCAGCGTATGGATACACTAGCACCCCAAGTACGGTCTTTATGAAAATATAAAGGTCAAGGTACAGCGTAAGCTACCTGCAAACCCCTAAGAAATTAGGCCACTTTACAGCCCTTACAGGAGAAACCTTATGGCAAAATATGAAAATGCATATCGGGCAGAACTCGATACTGAAGAAAAACCTTATTCGGAAGAACTTGCAGAGCAAGTCGGTGCAACGGAAGCAATGCCCTTAGATCCCGAAGAAGAAACATTTAAAAAGAGATACGGAGATGTTCGTAAGCATCTTTCCAATGTTACTTCTCAAAAAGATAAAGAGATACGGGAGTTAAAACTACAGTTATCTAGTGCAACAAAAAAACAAATTAAATTCCCTAAAACAGAAGAGGAGATCGATGCTTGGTCTAAAAAATATCCCGATGTCTCAGCGATTGTGGATACTATTGCTCGTAAAAGAGCTAATGAAGCTTTGCAGGAAGGCGAGAAGAAACTTGCGTCTTTGAAAGATATGGAAACTCGTCTTGAAAAAGAAAAAGCAGAAGCAACTCTTTTACGAATGCATCCTGACTTTGATGATATTCGGCAAGATAAAGCTTTCCATGAATGGGCTGCCTTACAGCCTATGAATATTCAAGATTCTCTTTATAAAAACAATACCGATGCTCACGCTGCAAGTCGAGCTATCGATCTTTATAAAATAGATCAAGGCATCACGGCATCTAAGTCAAAAAAATCCAATTCTAAAGGTATTGCATCTTCTATTGGAAAGCAGTCAGCTTCTAGACCTACAAGTGGTAGAAAAATGAAGTTCTCTGAAAGCTCTATTGAGAAGATGAGTCCTCAAGAATATGAGAAGTTTGAAGACCAAATTATGGAAGCAATTCAGTCGGGCGAGTTTGAATATGATCAATCTGCCGCTGCCCGATAAAATAACACTTGCAATAACATTAAAAATAGTGTTATAATGTAAGAGTACTAATGGCATAACTACGTCATTAACCCGATAGAACCGCATCTGCTGCCTACTTCTATCACTTTAACCCAAAAACAGAATAAAAGTACGATAAAAGTTACCGGGAAATTATAGGCCCGATTATATAAAGTCAGTACAACTTAGTATGATTGCACCCTTACAAGATCCTGCCCTTATTCGGTATTTTTTCTGACGATGAAACTTAATCGCCATAGATTAAATATATGAAAGGACAATCAAATGGCATTTCCAAAGGCATCGGGTTACACCAACCTTAATAACGGTGTGTTCAGCCCGGTAATTTATAGCCAGAAAACGCAACTGGCTTTCCGAAAGAGTTCTGTTTGTGAAGCGATCACGAACACCGACTACACCGGATCAATTGCGAATCACGGTGACTCAGTTAAAATTATTAAAGAACCTGAGATCACAATTAACTCTCTCGAAAGAGGTACGACACTAGCACAACAAGTGTTAGTCGATACTGACTTCACAATGGTTGTCGATCAAGCGAACTATTTCCAGTTTGCCTTGGATGACATCGAACAGGCCCATTCACACGTTAACTTTATGGATCTTGCCACCGATAGAGCAGCTTATAAACTAGCTGATGCATTCGATGAAGAAATCCTTGGTTATCTTTCTGGATGGAAAGGTGGAGCCGGCTCTTGGGCTAGACGTTCCGCTTCTGGTGACATTAACGGAACCAAGGCTAACTCAGCTGCAGGAAATGACGAACTTCTTGCTGCAAACTCCTTAAACATAACTTCCTTTGGTGGTTCTGATATAGGTGGTGCATCTGAGGTTACCTCTATTCCTATTCAGCCAGGTGGTGGTGCAGGGGGTATTACTTCTCCACTACAGCTTATGAACAGAATGTCACGATTGATGGATCAGGCTAATGTTCCTCAAGACGGCAGATGGTTTGTTGCTGATCCCGTTTTCTATGAAACTCTTATGGATGAAGATTCAAAGTTCGTTAACAACGACTATGCATCTGGTTCTGTAGATATTCTCCGAAACGGAAAAATGTCTTCAAAAACTGTTCGTGGTTTTACAATCTACAATTCTAACAACCTTCCATATCTTGGAACAGGCCCAGGAACTGCTGCTACGGCAGGATCTGAAGCCAACTTTGGTGTAATTGTAGCAGGACATAAATCTGCGATAGCATCTGCTTCTCAGCTTGCAAAAACTGAGAAATTCAGATCACCAACTACATTTAGTGATATCGTCAGAGGTATGCAATTATACGCTAGAAAAATCCTTCGTCCAGAAGCGATTATGACGGCTGTGTATAACGTACACTCTGTATAACACTTTGAGTAGCTCCCTTCGGGGGGCTACTTCTCCATTACAAACATTGGATAATTAATGCCAACAAGTTTTATTGACCTTTGTAATTTAACACTTCGCAGATTGAATGAAGTCGAGATTGACTCATCTGGATTTTCTTCTGCTAGAGGTGTTCAAGCATTGGTAAAGGATGCTGTAAAGCAATCCATAGCAAAAATAAATCAATCAGAATATTCGTGGCCTTTTAACGGAACAGAATATACACAAACCCTTACTATCGGACAAGAAGAGTATGCATGGCCCACGGCTCATAAGGTTTCTGATTGGAACTCGTTTCAACTTCAAAAAGATACGGGATTAAGTACAAATTTTACACGGTTGCAGTTTATAACCTTAGATCAATGGTTTGAAGGACACCGTGATTTAGATGATAACGCAGGAGCTTCTGGAAGAGGAGTTCCTACTTTTGTTTTTCCAACTCATAACGGTGGGTGGGGAGTAACCCCAAGTCCAAATGCAGCCTACCAAATTAAATTTCGATATTTTCAATCTCACCAAGTCCTAACGCTGTTTAGTGATCAAAGTAGAATCCCAACGCAATTCGATAATATCATCTCCGATGGTGCAATGGTTCAGATGTATATGTTTAAGGACAATCCTCAATCTGCCCAACTTGCACAAGCTTTATTTGAGCAAGGTATAAAACAAATGCAATCGCAACTTATTAATCAGTACGAAAGCATAAGAGATAGAAGGGTTGTACAAGGACTAAATACTGAGTTCTTCAACAATGGCTGAACAAATTGAATCCTATAAAGTATTGTGTAACGGTGGCTTGGATACGTCTGAGAACCACCTTGCTTTATCGGAAAATGCATCGGGAAGTGCTACCCGTCTTGTGAATTATGAAGTGTCTCTTTTTGGGGGGTATAGACGTATAAACGGATTTACCAAATACGATAACACATATTCTGAAGTTGGCGTAAATAACGCTAACGGATCTGGTGTTTTAGCAACAGGACAAGTTCTAGGCGTATTTATATATAAGAATTTAACAACGAATGCCGATGTTGTCATTGCTGCCAGAAAAGATACGGGAGCAAATACTTATTCCTTTTATTACTTTGTCGCAAACTCTGGATGGACTAAATTCAGTACAGGTCTTACTTTAGCAACAACAGATGGCGTTAGAACTGTAACTAAAATTCGTCACGTTGTTTTTAACTTTGGTTCTGGAAATCAACTGTGTTTTGTTGATGGAGTAAATCCCGCACTTGTTTATGATGGAACAAATTGGAAGCAGATAACGTCTGGTGGTGCAGGAACAACAAGTTCCTATGGTGGCCCTAATGCTTTAAATACTCCATCTCTGGTAGATGTTTTTGAAAATACATTATTCTTAGGTGGTGATAGAACAAGCCAAGCGACTGTAGCCTATTCTACTCCAAATACACCGTATGATTGGATTACTGCAAATGGTGCAGGACAATTAGCTGTAGGATACAAAGTTGTTCAGTTTAAACCTTTTAGAGATAATCTTTTTATCTTTGGTTCAAATGAAATTAAAAAGGCATCCCCTGATACTACCGCAGGATTTGTTCTCGACAATGTTACAGCTAATGTAGGATGTATTGCCACAGACAGTGTTTTAGAAATTGGTGGAGATCTTGTTTTTCTAGCACCAGACGGTGTTCGACCTGTTTCGGGTACAAGCCGAATTGGTGATGTTGAAATTGAATCTATCAGTAAAAATGCCCAAGCATTATTTTCAACTCTACCAGAACAATACAATTTAGATACTCTTAATGGAGTAGTTATTAGAGGAAAATCACAACTTAGATATTTTATAGGAGATAGCACAACACCAGTAGGAGACAGTTATGGCATCATAGGTGGTCTTCGGACTGCCGATCAACGACTAGGATGGGAATGGGGTGAACTATTAGGAATAAGAGCTTCTTGCGTTATAAGTGGATTCATTGGCAATAGCGAAATTATATTACATGGCGATTATGATGGGAAAATATATAAACAAGAAGTAGGAAATAGTTTTAATGGTCAGAATATAATAGGAATTTATGCCACACCTTATCTAGATTACGGAGACACAGAAGTAAGAAAAATTCTCCGAAAAGTTAATACATTTGTTAGGGCAGAAGGCCCATTAACAATAGGTTTATCATTTGATTATGATTGGGGAGATGACAATACTCCCAGACCGGCAAGTTACGAAGATAGTTCGGCAGGGGCCCCTGTCAGATATAACGATACCGTAAGTGAATACGGAGATGCAAACGTAGTTTATGGTGGTGCAGATAAACCAGTGTTTACCACTACCGTCCAGGGTTCTGGATTTTCAGCAAGAACAACTTTTGTAACAAATGGGCAGTTTGCCCCACACAGCATTCAAGGTGTTGTGTATGAATTTTCTATATCGGGGAGAAACTAATGGGTACAGGATATGTTCGACAATCCGCTTCGGCTATTGTTACCGGATCAGATATAACGGCATCACCCTTAAATGAAGAATTTAACCAATTAAGGGATGCTTTTGACGCAACATCGGGTCACTCCCACGATGGATCAATAGGTGAAAGTCCAAAAATAAACCTAGCAACTTCGGTTTCTGGTTACTTGCCTGTTGCAAATGGTGGTATGGGCGGTATATCCAATTTCTCAGCAACGTCAGACCCTACTTCTTCAAATGATGTTGGCTCTGGATATGCTGTAGGTTCAACATGGGTTAATACCAATACAAATAAAATGTTTGTTTGTACGTCAGCAAGTTCTGGTGCGGCTGTATGGAGAGAAATTCATTTATCTTTATCTAATGCCATAACTCTTCCTGCAATTACGGCTACTTCATTAAATGGTGCATCTGTAGGTGCTACATCAGCTTCTACGGGAGCATTTACAACTTTATCTTCATCAGGATTAGCTACGTTAACTACCGTAGATATAAATGGTGGAGCTATTGATGGTACAACGATTGGTAGTGCCGTAAAATCTTCTGGTGCTTTCACAACAGTTACAACAACGGGTCAGGCTACATTAGCAACAGCCGATATTGATGGTGGCACAATCGATGGTACAGTAATTGGTGGTTCTGCTGCACAAGCCATTACAGGAACGACTATCACTTCCACATCGGGATTTTCGGGAGATCTGACAGGTAACGTGACGGGAAATGTTACTGGCAATGTAACGGGCAACGTGACGGGAGATGTTACGGGTGACCTTACAGGAAATGTTACCGCTTCCTCTGGGGCTTCTTCATTTAATAATGTTACAGTCAACGGAACTTTAGATGTAACAGGAACGACTATTGCCAATGTTACCAATCCAAGTTCTGCCCAGGATGCTGCTACTAAAAATTACGTTGATACAGCCGACAATCTAAAAGCAAACCTTGCATCCCCAACTTTTTCTGGAAACCCAACTGTTCCCGATCAATCTGCTTCTGATAACTCTGGAAAAATTGCAAATACCAAGTTTGTAACGACAGCCGTAGCTAATCTTGTAGACTCATCACCTTCAGCCCTTAATACTCTTAATGAATTAGCGGCAGCTATTAATAATGACGATGACTTCTCAACAACGATCACAAATAGCATTGCTACAAAACTTCCCCTTGGTGGGGGAACAATGACGGGAGATATTGTATTAAACGGGGCCCCGTCTGCAAATCTTCATCCTGCTACAAAACTCTATACAGATACGGCTGATGCTCTGAAGTTAAATCTATCGGGTGGAACTATGAGCGGTGCTATTGCTATGGGTACAAGCAAGATTACTGGCATGGGAGATCCAACAGCTAATCAAGATGCTTCAACAAAGGTCTACACCGATACACAAAGAGATACGAGAGTAGCTAAGTCGGGCGATACGATGTCGGGCAACTTGGCTATGGGCAATAACAAGATTACTGGTGTTGCAACTCCAACAGCAAGCACAGATGTTGCAACTAAAGGTTACGCAGATACTGTAATGGGAAGTAACACTCAGGCGGCTACTAGTGCAAGTCAAGCGGCTACTTCAGCTACGGCAGCTGCCAACTCAGCTACAGCGGCAGCTTCAAGTGAAACAAATTCTGCCAGTTCTGCAAGTTCGGCTCTTTTATCTAAAACTCAATCAGAAGCAGCTTGGGATTTATTTGATGACAGAATGCTTGGGGCAAAAAGTTCTGCCCCTTCTGTCGATAACGATGGTGACGCTCTCGCTATAGGTACAATGTACTATGATACATCTTCTAATATTATGAAAGTGTATGGAAGTAGTGGGTGGCAGTCGGCAGGATCAGCCGTAAACGGTACATCAAATAGATACGAATACACCGTAGGCACTACGCAAGGTTCTTATAACGGATCAACAACCGTATTTCCGGCTGTATATGACTCTGGTTTCGTAGATTGCTATCTTAACGGAACAAAATTGATGAGTTCCGATTTTACGGCATCGAATGGCTCTTCTCTGACATTAGCTTCTGCCGCTGCAACGGGAGATGTTGTAAATATTGTGGGGTACGGAACATTTAATGTGGCTCAATCCGTACAAGCAGCGAACAATTTAAGTGACCTTAATAATGCCGCAACATCAAGAACCAATTTGGGATTAGGCACACTTTCAACGCAAGCAAGCAATGCCGTTGCTATTACGGGTGGTTCTTTAGCCAATTTATCAGCGTTAGAAGTTGACGGGGGTTTAATTGAATTAAAAACTAATACTGGAAGTGTAGCTCAAATTGATATGTATTGTGAAACTAACAATATTCACAAGGTTTCTATTAAAGCTCCTGCCCACAATGATTTTTCTGGTAATGTTGTATCGACACTTCCAACGGTAACTGGAAACTTATTAAGTTCGGCAAATAATTTAAGTGATGTAGCAACAGCATCAACGGCACGAACAAATATTGGAGCTGCTCCCGTTGCAAGTCCAACTTTCACGGGAACTCCTGCCGTTCCAACTGCAAGTGCATCAACAAATACAACTCAAATAGCTTCGACTGCGTATGTTACAACAGCTATTGCAGCATTATCCGACTCAGCCCCTGCTACTTTAAATACGTTAAACGAACTTGCCGCTGCACTAGGAGATAACCCTAACTATGCTACTGACATAGCGACTACGATTGGACAAAAAGCACCAATCGCTTCTCCAACTTTTACAGGAACTCCTGCTGCTCCTACAGCTTCTGCATCAACAAATACTACTCAGATAGCTACTACTGCTTATGTTACATCGGCTGTTGCAACGGGTGTAGGTAATGTTGATTTATCCACTAAAGCTTCTTTATCAGGAGCAGCTTTTACTGGTGAAGTAACCACGACAGGACAACTTGGGGTAGGTACAACTTCACCAACAGGCTCACTTCATCTAACTAAAACAAATGACGCTGGTAGTGATGTTTCTCTCGTTATCCAAAGTACAAATGCTACGAGACAATCTGCATTAGAATTTTTTGACGAAAGTAGCACTAAGGTAGCAAGAGCAAGGTGGGATAACAATTCAAACCAATTTGTATTTGGTACAACTGTTTCTTCTCCACTAGAGTTTGCTGTCAACAATACAGAGTGTATGCGTATTGACACTACTGGTCATGTTGGGATTGGAACAGGTAGCCCACAATCACACTACGGCAGAGGTTTACACATTCATACAGGAGGAACTGGAGCTAATTTAAGATTAACTGATCAACACTCTGGTTCTGCGTTAGGCGATGGATTTGATATTATTTCCTACCAAGGGATTGGTTATATTTTTAATCGAGAAAATAATAGTGTACAAATTGCTACTAACTCAACTGTAAGAACTACCATTGATACTTCTGGCAACCTTACTCAAACTGGTAACGTGACTGCATACTCAGATGAACGGCTGAAAGAAAACATAACAACAATTCCTAACGCATTAGAAAAAGTTGAAGCCATGCGTGGCGTAATGTTCGACAAAAAATCTTCAGAAGATGACTACGCTATTGTAGATAAATCTTCGGGTGTTATTGCTCAAGAACTAGAAAAGGTTGCTCCAGAACTCGTCCTAGATGGAGAATACAAGTCCGTAGCATACGGAAATATCGTTGGTTATCTCATTGAAGCCGTAAAAGAACTCTCTGCCAAAGTAAAAGAATTGGAAGCTAAGTAATGGTATTACCAGTTGCACCAAACTCTATATCATTAAACGAAATGCACGTTGAAGCAGGAGGTACTTCTGGAACTAACGCTACTATTAATGACTCAGATATTAGAGAATTAATTGACGAACCGGCAGGAGTATTCGGTAGTAATTCTTTATCGTTTAACCAGTGGTACGGTGCAGAAGCAAATATTGCAGGGCAAGCGGTTCTTACTGTTGGTACAAACGGATCGACAACCTATACGCTACCCGTAGGCGTGCAAACTTGTTGTATTTTAATTGTTACTGATGGAGCTAACGGATATACTCATTCTAATGCTGTTTCAGCAGGATGGGGCGGTGCAGGGGGTAACTTGAGTTACTGGAACCACATCAGCGTAAATGGTGCAGGGGCAAATGTAGCTCCCGAACTTGTTTTTAATTGGAACGATTATATTAACTGGCAGTCTCCCTATTACGACATTGGTTCAAAAATAAGAGTGAAATGGTGGCCTGGGGGATCGAATACTCCTTATACTACTTGGAATCAAGATAGTGGAGCACAATTCCAAGACCAAGCCCATACGGGTAAGGGCATAAAAATGGAACGGACGACCTCCACAACACAGCCAGGGGAAATGCTTTATAAATACATCAACTCTTGGGTTTACAGAAGCACCTGTTCAGACAGTCCACCAACTATTCGTGGTGGTAGAGGTGGTTACGGTGTGTCAGGTTCGGGAGCAGCAGGAGGTGCAGCAGGATATATAAACGCTACTGGAACGAGTACTCTGAAAGCAAACTCAGGGAGTGCTAGTCCTACGGATAATAGGTCAGGTGGTGACGGTGGAACTACTGCATCAACAGGGGGTTCATCAGGAGTTGCAACTCCGGCAGGAACTTCTGGTCTTTCGGGTAGTGGAGCAGCAGGAGGTGCAACGGCAGGATATGCACATATGTATGGTCAAGGAGTCGGTAAAGGTGCAGGAGGAGGTGGCGTAGGTATTTTAGGACCTGGGTCAACGGGTGCAGGAGGTGCAGCAGGATATAGCACATATGCCGATGCAAAAGCCTTTGGTGGCAGTGGTGGTTCTGGCGGTCAAGACGGTGGTACAGTAACACGGCAATACAACACTTTTGGTGGTTCTGGTGGATATTATGGATCAGGCGGTGGAGGTGGACAAAGCCAGTTCGGGTCAGGAGGTCTTTACGGTGGCGGTGGCGGTGGCGGTGGAGCATGGTATCCTTATGGCCCGTCTAGCGGTAATGCTTCGGGGGCCCCAGGAGCAGTACGAATTATGTGGGGGAACAACCGTGAATATCCCTCAACAAATGTGGCAGATCAATAATATGGCAACAAAAACTTGGCAATGGGTAAAGGTTACAAACGGAACTCCAGAAGACAGTTTTCAACTGCACGACAGTATTGAAAATGCAGGGATAAATTTAAACGATGAGAACTGTGAGTTTGAATTAGTTGATGCTACTAAATTGTACGACAAAAGCGTTGAAATGGAATTAGGTTTTTACGAAAGATTAGGTAAACCTAAAATAGAAAAAGTTGATGGTATATGGACAGCTATACCTCAAAAAGTAGCATACGAAGGTGTAGACTTAATTCAAAGAAGAAACGTAATTCGAGAGCTTTTTTTAGGCATGGTAGAAGAGGAAAAAAAGACTGCCCAAAATTTTATAGACACAACAACAGACGAAACACAGCTTAATGGGTGGAAGCAACGACTAGAAGATTTGGAAAACTATGAACATAACGAACTCGACCCCCAAATCCCCCAACTTCCAGAGGACTGCGTACCAACATGACAACTGAACCAATATATTTATTTCCTACAAGTGTTATTAAAAGATCGTACGATAAACCATTTTTAAACGAATTTGAATATTTACGGACGAGAATTGATTACAGAGATGGTAGCGATCACGCTTTTTCCACAAGCATCAACATATTAGAATTACCAGAATTAAAAAACATTAAATCGTTTATTCAAGAAGCTCTTGATTGTTATATGAAAGACATTTTAGATGCTGTTGAAAGGGTAAAACCCACGATTAGTTGGGTTAATAGACAACCCAAGGGAACACAACACCCTAAGCATTGTCACCCAAATTCAATATTAAGTGGAGTGTTTTATTTAAAAACAACAAACTCAACTCCGATAACTTTTTTTAATCCGATACCCCCATCACAAATTCAAATAGAAACAAACAAATTTAACGCCTTTAATGCTTCATCATACCAGGCAAAAATTGAAGACGGTGATGTCATTATTTTCCCTTCAACCCTCATGCACTCTGTATCCCACAACCACGACGATGAAGATAGATACAGCTTGGCATTTAACACTTTTACAATGGACGGAGCAATAGGCTCTAAAAATAGATTAACTTTCCAAGGCACACAGGAGCAAATACAAAATGAGTAGAGCAAGAGATCGGGCAGACGGTAAAATTACAGGCAATGTTCTTCCTTCTGGAAACGAAACTTTTTCTTTAGGAAGTTCTTCTGCTAGATTTAACGATGGGTATTTTGCTGCTTCAACTGTGGATATCGGTGGTCTAGCAATTTCAAAAGACACAAACGGTGATGCTGAATTTAAAGATGGTAGTGGTGCTTTTAAAAAGATTATGGCATCGGAAATCCATTTGGGAACAGGTGCGTCGAAAGCTGTAATGAAAAGACAATCAGACGGAACCGTAGGTTTTGCCACCACAGACAATTCTGGAAATTCAACGGCAGCTTCTGTTGGTTCATCTACTACTGTTGTTGCTAATGCATCTAACCTTCCAACTTCTCCGAGCGACGGTGACTTGGCTTTTGCTGCTGACACTAGCCGTTTGTATCTCTCCCGAAATAATGCTTGGTATTCTGTTGCTCTTGTTAACACCGCCCCAAGCATATCTGGCAATTCAGCAACTTACGAATTAGCCACGGATGGAACAGCTACCGTTGTAACAATGACAGGCACAGACCCCGAAGGTGATCCTATTACTTGGACTTCAAGTGCCTCTGGTCTAGGTTCTATTGCTACTGTTTCGCAGGGTTCTGGTGCATCGACAAATGTTTTCACCATTACTCCATCTACCAACACCGCTCATGGGGGAACTTTTAGTGTCAGCTTTC